AAATAACAAACGTTTCATTTCTCTTCCTCCTCTTCGTCAAATTCAACCGGCCCGATTTTAACTTTATCGGACTTTAAAAATTTATATAGGAACGCTGCTGCAGTTATTCCAATAATTATCATTATAAACCACATCGGGATTGCCATCAAAAATTCAATCATATCATCACCTCGAAAAAATTATTATATAATTCAAACAACCACCAATCTCCCAAAAACATAAATCACGGATACTATCCAACCATGATTTTGGAATCTCTATGGCCAAAACATATTTATAATATTGATAAAATTCCATAGATAAACCGCACAATATACCACATACTGCAGGAATCCATATAGCAGGATATATATTATAAGCAATATAACTAACCCAAAACGCCCAAAACAAGTGGACATGTTGATACGATAATTCTTTTTTCCCCCAGAATCCTTCATTCTTAATCCCAAACGGCATATCATATCACCTCCATTATCCATTGAAATTTTTCTGATTTTATTTTTTCGACAAAATTAAACGGTGTGCCCCGAAAAGATGTGTCAGAGCCGTAGAAAATTCCGTCGTGAATATATCCTGCCATGAAATGGTCTCCGTCAGTTTCGGCGAAAATTTTTATTTGATAAAATTTATTTTCATCCAACCTTGCATTAGGGTCGAGAATGTCCTCCCAGTCTGAAAACTTTTTGAGCGTCGATTGAATATTGAGCGAGTCAAAAATATTGAGCTTGTTCACCCTGATATATCCGTTAAGGTTGCAATATTTCATGTCCAAGCACCACTTGAAAAAATCACCGTAGCTTTTAAGATATTTTCCTTGAGCGCAAAGGATAGCCCAGAATGAAACCATATTACAATGAGTGGAGGCAAGTTCCTTTGCTTTTGTAAGACTGCATCCTGTGACACGTGCTATCTCGTCAAACAGATTTGATTGATTTACAAATTGCTTATGATTTTCTATAAGTGCGTTTAAAACTTTATATTTTTCTGATTTCATTTCTTCCTCCTCTTGCAAGAGTTCATATCATGTTCAGCTTTAAGCGTTGTAAACTCATCCCTTATTTTTTTCAGGTCTTCAATATCCCTTTTATTCTGCTTTTGTCGTTCATTAAATATTGCCATAGGCTTCACTATCCAAAAATAATAAGCACAAAAAGAAGCAAGTAAGCCGCCGAACTTAGCAACAAATAAAATTTCACTCTGCAAATCCGCCATTTCATCTCTCGCCCCTATCACGTTTAAACTTCATACACTACAAGCCCAAAATCTAAATATACTGTTGATGTTTCCTGATTAGCAATATTATAACTCATCAGAATTATCCTCCTGATTATCAGGCGTGTTACTATCTTGTTTTCCAGGTTTCCATCCCCATGATGGCTCTGGAAGCTCTTCAAATTGACGAGCAAGTTTAGCACGGTTTGCTTTTCCTGAGCTCCCGTTATGTTCTCTGGCAACATCATCAAGAGTTTCTGCTGCAAGCTCAACGGCAAGTTTCGCTGCCTTCATATTTTTCAACGGGTCTATCGACGGCATAGGGATTCCTGCCCATTCACAATTAAGCCAAGCGGCTTTAAGTAACGGGTCTGAAAATCCAGGGGCTTGAATACGACCGGCTGCGATTTCTTCACTAAGCCACATTTCATAAATGGGGTTATCAAAATCTGAATTTTGTTCAAGTCTCTGAATATTTGCTACACGCCAGCATAGAATCAGGGTTGCGCGGGAAGCGCTGTAATTATTGTTAAATTTCTTTAAAACAGTTTCTATACTCCATCCCGTAGAGGCGGCAATACTTGAAAAAAATGATCCGATAAAAGCGTCAAAATTCTGTGACGGGCTTGTATCCTGTAAATATTTAATCTTGTCGCCACGCCTTAAATTACCGATAAGAACTGAACCGGGCTGTGTTATTGTCGCCTCTGGCATGGCGTCCCAATTTATAATAGGTTGTGTGCTGTCAGGGGTTACGTTTTGCGCTGTTGGGTCTGGCGTTGGATATGAACCGTATTCTCTTATCGGACCTGCAACTCGTCCAGCAAGAGGATTTGACGGGTCTTTCTCTTCATTTTCGATTGCACCGATAAATGACGCTTGATTTATAGCTTTCTGGATTACAGAAATTCTAAAATCTGTTATTTTCTCAAATTCGTGCAAAATATGGCTTAAAGGTGAATAGCCTCTCCCTTGTCCTGCGTATTCCGGGTTGTAACCGTGAAGCATAAATATGCGACCGGATTTTTCACCTATTGCTGGGATAGTCGTTTCTGAATATTTGCCTGACTGGCTGTCAAAATTCCATATCTTGTAACCGATTTCACGGTTTGTGGAATCCCTGATTATCCCGTCGTCAATTCCGGTCTGAATATAAGTGCTTGTAAATTCCGCACCCCTGATCTGATTAGGGTCAATAAATTCTATCTGCAAGGGGTTAAATAAATCTTTTTCACGGTTGTAATATAGCCTGACAAACACATCTCCGTCACGCTGTTTAAATAGTTGATAAAGTCGCTGATTCTGGTAATAGGTATTTGTTCTTGACCGGTCTGATTTTTTTGAATTTGCCCACATATGGAAACGTAAAGCAACATTTTCAGACCATTCTTCGGCAGTTTCGGGTGTAATTCCTAAAATTTCAGGAATCGGAACAGGCTTTAATCTCATTCCGGTATCGACAATATTATCCACTGCAGAAGTTACAAGAGCCCGACATTCAGGGGAGTCATACATCATGTCACGTGCGGATTGCCTTAAAGCCTGATGATTATGTAAAACAACCAGCCTTGAAGAGGATAAACCCGATTCGTATTTTGAACCGTTTCCGTATGAGTTACCGCCGGCTGGGTAGTAATTGGCACTTATTCCATTACCGGCTTGCCTTGTCTGCGCCGAGGAGGTCTTTTCTTTGCTGAATAATTTCTTTATTTTATCTAACAATATGGATTCTTCCTCCTCACTTGTGTAACAATAAGACCCATATTATACAATTCCCTGGTGAGCCAATCTTCTGTAGCTTCTAATCTTTCGATCTGATCTTGTATCTCTGATAATTTCCGGCGGGTGGTTCGCTGTGAACCGTCCCCGCTGTCAAATTGGTATGATTGCACTGACGATGCGGATTGTTCTGTAAGCTGTTCATACAATAAGGCAAGAGCCGTCTGGACTTTTGCCAACTGCGCTCTTAAACGAGATTTTCTTGTCTCAACATACCCCATATCGTGGACATTAAAATATATGTAAGAAAAAGTCAACTATTTATTACCAATTATTTATATGTCAAACATTTTTTTTATTTTTTCTGCGTTTTTTTTGCCATATCATTCAAAACCCATGTTTTTGTATAATAAGTTTCTGCGGTAGCCCGTGACATTTTCTGCTCGTTTATAGCCCAGTTCTGCCACTCTTTTACAACCGATGCTAAATAAACGTCACCGGCACAAAGGGCATACACGCGACAGTCAAGTGCCTCATTCCTTCTGCCCTTATTGTCATATCCGTTCTCAGTCAATTCTTCCGCTGTAAGCATTTCAAAATAATTCTCTCCATAATCTGCAGGGAAGTCGCAAAATCCTGGACTTTGGATTTCACCTTCAACACGTTTGACTTTAAGATTCGCATAAATTTGTGTTTTATAATATGCTGTAGAAATTTCATATAGCGTTATATCCCCATCCATACGGGCGGCTCGGTATCTCATAAACGAGCTTTCAGTTACTTCATCCGGTTTTTCTTTTTTACGACGGGTTAAAGCTTTAAAACCTTTTGAAGGGAAGGCATTTGTCCACCGTTGAGAATACATGTAAACTATATCCATATATTCACCATCCCCTGAGTCAATAAACATTAAGCTGACTGGAAACTGAAATCCGTCGGAACGGGTGTATTTATTGTCACGTTCAACCATATAATTAAACAGGTCTTCCCATGCACCTTGAAATGGATTGTCGATTGAACCCTCAAAAACACGGTATTCAATTGACCACGTCCTGTGGCCTATTCCAATACCGAGAACTTCCATTTCTAAGCGTGGTGGGTTATTCGGATCTGTTTTACTTCCTCGCTGAACATCCACACCTGCAACGATATATAAAACTCCATCGGGAACGTCGCAAGAACGGCGTGAGGCGTGGCGATTATTTTCAATTACAAATTCAACTTTCGGGCGTGTCCCTTTTCTTTTATACGGCCTCCCCATTTTTAGCTGTTCAAAATCCTGACGTTTCAGTTCTGACTTTTGAGCCTCTTCCCATGCGACAACCATGTCATACCATGAAAGCTGAAAACTATATAAACCGTTTATGTTAAAGCTGACTATGTGTTCATATTCTGGAGTAGCTGTTGATCTCCATTCTCCATTAAGCAGCATCTTCGGTTTCGCACTTTCTTTTATCCCACGACCACATGACTCACATAATAGCTCTATTGATTTTTTGTATATATGCCCGTCTT